CATGGTGACCCGTACGGGAATCGAACCCAGCGCATTATTTCTTAAATATGTTGCGACTCTAATGGATTCTATTTTTCGTTTCCAATTTTGTTGCCAATTTTACCGTTCGCCGATGGGCTGGACGAGAAAAAGTTCCGAAAGCCCTGCGCCATTTTGGCAATATCCTTCTGCGCTACGTGCGTGTAAATTTTGTGCATCGTCTCGTCATCTGCCCACCCGCCAATTTTCATTGCTATCTTTTTCGGCATCTGGAGGTGATAGGCCAGAGACGCGAAGCTGTGCCGCAATCCGTGGTTCCCGACTTTCGGCAGGCCGTTGGCGGAACAAATCTCGTTTATCCTTGTGCATATCCACCCGCCGGTCAGGTTGACGACATAGCCTTCCTTGTTATCAACTGCCTTTAGTGCTTCCATCAGCGGCTCAATAATCGGAACCGTGCGCCGGGAGGAATCGTTTTTATTCTGCTTCTTGTGAACCAGCTTGCCGCCGTCCCCGGCAACTCTTGCCCCGTGGACATATATTATTTCGTTCTTGAAATCGACCTTGTCCCATGTCAGCGCCAGCATCTCAGACCTGCGCAAGCTGGATAATTCCAGCAGGGCGGCAATTTCTATCGATTCCCCTTTTATGGCTTGCAGGAACACCGGTATCTGATCCGGGTCAAGGTACGGCTTTTCATTGTGTTCCTTTTCCGGCAGAGTCACCCGCGGCCTGCGTCCGGTTTCCTCGAATATCGCTGCGGAAATCAGCATCCACACATTTTTGATATATTTCGGGGACAGTGATCTTGCTTCCCTGCGGATGGCGGCTTGCCACTGTTCGTCCGTGGTGGTGTATACGTCAGCCGCCATCATGCTTTGGAAGCGTTGCTTGCGGTAGGATTCATACGCATAAATCGTTGACGGCGACTTGAATCCCTTCCGGGCGGCTATATATTTATCAAGCGTGTCCCCCAGCGTCTTCCCCCGCTTACCGGGCGCGGCCTTTGCTTCGATAACGCCGTTTTTCAAGGCGAGATATTCGGCCACGCATTCATCATATGTATCTTTCGTAATGGATACGCGGCGATTCTCTATCAATACACGTGTGTGCCACGCCCCTGATGGGAGCTGCTTAATTTTTGGAAGCCTGATTTCCGGCTCCTTTTTTCTTTTTGCCATCCCGTTCGCCTCCACTTAAGAGCTTGTGGAAAATTAAAAATGCCGTGAGCATAAAAACAGCGGCGATTCCTGCCGCACCAAATAAAATTACCGCAGAAATCTTTTCGGAGCGAATCAGCCCCATTTCCGTGTTCCGGGCATCCAGCACCATATAGATTATGAGTACCGCCGCCAGCAGAATGTTTAACGCGCACTGCCCGTAAATCAAGGGCTTATCTTCCCTTTGCGCGGATGCAAGCGCACTGTCTTTTTCTGAAAGGGCGTCGCTTTGCTTGCGGATTCTGGTATCCCGGGCAGATATTCCCGCCTCCTGAATCCGGCTCCGATCAAGAAGGCGGGATATTGCGTTGTCCTTTTCTTGCAGCATTTCATCCTTGTGATCGAGTTCCAACTGCAAAAAATCCACGGTAACGGAATCGTCGCTTTTCTGCGGGGAAAGCCCGATAAGCTCGTCTGCGGATAATTCCAGGCTTGCGCATAGGGCGCACACGTCCATGAAGCCCGGGTTCATTAGCGTACCGGCAAAGAAACGGTTTAGGGTTGTTCGCGGTATTCCGGTCTCGTCGGCCAGTTGCTGAATGGTTTTGCCTTGCTGCTGTTTGGCGGCCTTGATTTTTTCCACCAACGTCAAGCTTTGCTCATGCAGCGCCAAAATACGTTCCTCCGTGGGCAAAATAACTCGCTCCTTTCCATTTTGGCACACAAAATCTACGCCGTGTAAACGGATTGTACGATTTGCGCGTTTACTTTTATAGTGGTAGGGACTATGGTAAAGGTGCAACCGGCAAGGGACACACGGCGTTACCGGCGGCAAGCCCCGCCACCTTGTGGCACGGGTGGCGGGGCATATCAAAATCAGTGAATTTTCTTATAGGTAACTTCCAGCCCTGTATTGGGATGATATTTCCACGTTACGGTTACATTCTTACTATTGTATGTTTCGGTTTGCCTTCCATCGGATGCGGATGTTTCGTTCATCTGATTGAAAAGAGAATCAGGAAGCCCCAGCAGCCCATTGATGGTAGGGATTGTAACGTAGGCCTCGCGGCAATCAAGGCCAGAATCGTCATAGTTGTACGGATTTGTATCAACGCTCAAATAACTGCCATCCGCCCCTACTTCTGCCCATGTGGAATCACATAGGGTATCGTATATCCACTTAAAATCAGGTTTAGTGGCTCGCTGAATGAATATGAACGCTACGACAAAAATTGCGACCATTGCAATAATTGCCGGAACAAAATAGCTTTTCTTCTTGGGTTCGGCTTTTTGCTTGGGTGGAGCATTTAGATCAGCGCCGCAGTTATCACAAAATTTTTGATTTTCTCTTATGGCAGCGCCGCAGGACGGACATACCATTTTGGGGGTATTTTGTTCGCCTGATGTTTCGAGTTCATTTGTTGAATCTTCCATAGTGATACCTCTTTCTTTTTTATTTTCTACCCCGGGGCACGGGATATACTTTTGCAACGGTGACCATACAGGAAAATAATACCACGTTCGATACATATTTTCAATGAATAGAAAGATTTTTTGCGCAACTTTTTAATTAGTCCGATTTATTGGACATTTAGTGTGCTACTGTATGTTATGCAAACAATTGTTTTAAATATAAAAGGAGGAACGGCCAGTGACGAAAAATGCATTGCGAAACAGAGTAAACCGTGATATAATGGAAGAAAGGAGAACATTGCCGAACATTCGTGAACAGTTGGCGGAGAATATTCTTTCCCTAACTGATGAACAGGCTGCATATGTGCTAAGGAGGGTAAAATGTTTGTTACAAAGCGAGCGCTCAGAAAAGAGAATCGAAAACTAAAAGAACTGCTTCAAAAATGCCAGAATCTGCAAAGCGAAGTCAAAGACTCCTGCCTTAATGCCAACTGCATTCTGTGCGAACACTGTGTAATGCCGCAAAGCGACTTGCCATTTGTTTTGGTTGGATGCAGGTTGGAGCGTGCCTGTGCCCACTTTTCACCAAATCAAATCTGTAAGGAACTTCACAAGCAATGCGGAACAGACGCCGAGGAAAAAACCGATTGCCTCGTGGAAAATGGCTGACCGCCATTCCTTGTGCCGAAGTTCCTTATAATTTCGCCCCTTCTCCGTCAAGCGGAAATCGCTGTGGGCGTCGTTCACCCATTCGATACATTTACATTCGGCAAGGTATGCCAGAATGCCGGTATAATCTGAATAGCTGTGAATTTTCTTTTCATCAATAACGCCCATCCAAGCTATTACGTTGTATGTGTTGGAGTCCCCGAGCGGGGGATTGGCAATCAGGATATCCAGCACATATTTGGAATCTTTCGTTAATCTCACAATAAATTTATAGCCTCCTTGATAATGTTGGAAAGCTTACCGCACTGATCGTCGGACAGGCTATCAATTAAATCCAGAAGTTCCCGTTTTTCGGGGCTGACCTCGCCATTCGTGGCGGGGTCTTTTTTTGTTTCCTCGCTCTTGAGGTATTCAACGGTGACACCGAAATAATCGGCGATTTTTTGCAAGGTCGCGTCCGAAGGATTATTTCTGTTACTTTTCCAATAAGTGACATTTGATTTTCGAAGCCCTATTTCAATCGCAGCAGCACTAGGGCTAATTCCTTTGTTTGCGCACAGCTCACAGTAGCGCATATAAAAATTTGTTTGTTCTTCGCCTTTTAAAAAATCTACGGTTACACCGAAATGATCGGCAATTTTTTGTAATGTTGCGTCTCTCGGTTCTGCCCCGTTCTTCCATCTTGTTACAGATGGTTTGCCAAGTTTTAGTTCCACGGCAACAGCGGATGGGGATTTCCCAACGGAATTACACAATTTAACATAATTTTCGTAAAAAGCCATAATTAACACTCCTGCATTTTGTGCAATGTGACAAAGTTGCGTTCGTTATCACTTTTACAGTTGACAGTTACGTTTGTTAACGCTATAATAGCGCTATGAGTTACGAAAGTAAACAAAACCCCAGACCCAGGGTAAAAAATCCTGCGTCAAAGCTATTCTGTTCCTCGCAAGTACATAGTAGCACACTTTGTTAACTTTTGCAACCACAAAATGACTGCGGCGGGAAAGAAAAAACGCCTGCGGACAATCGCAGACGCTTTTCCCTCAGATTTTTTACCGAAACACGGCGGCAACCCGGCACGCGCCGAAATTACTTTATCGGCGGCTCCCGGGCAGTTGCATTAGGCCGGGAGAAATGCCGAATCCGTAAATTGTCTTACGGTTCTTAGCCGTGCCAATCACTTACAGCATATCTGGTTGCTGTGCTCCATGCGCATCATGCAGTTGCCTTAGTTCGGAACGCCAGAGCAAAAAGATTGCTTCGCCAATGGCTCCGCATCAAATCACCCCTTTCTGTTGTTACACAGGGAACGCATGAAATTGTAGCACGGTTTCTCGCCGCAGTCAACATTTTTAACTAAAAGGAGGAATACAATGCCCGAAAAATGGACGGGGCGGCTCATCGGGCGGATGCACAATGAGCGGATCACCTATGAGCAGCTGGCAAACGAAATGGGCGTGAACAAAGCGTACATTTCCATGATTCTGAATGGGAAGCGGAAGCCACCCAATATCCAGAAGCGGATGGAGACCGCTTTGGAAGCAATCATCAAGCGGGAGCGAGAGAAGCAATCTCAGAAGAAGGGAGAAATAACATGAGTACCTCCACGATTCTTTCAATAATTGGAATGGCGTTTGCCTGCTATTCGTTGGGGTACAGCGTTCGGGGGCTAGTAGATTGCATTGCTCCCAAGGTAAAGCCCGCAGATAAAGAGAGCGAGGGGAAAGACAATGCCTAGAATCCGGCAGTATGCCGAGCGCTACGCAGCGGAAGATCTCTGGAAGGAAATCGACCGCTGCTGTCCCCTGGCGGGGATTCAGAGTGATAACGCTGTAGCGCTGGAAGAAAAAACCGGGGTAGACCATCAGACCCTTCGGAACTATCGGAAGGGCAAAACCGAAATGCGGGTAAGCGTCCTGAAAAAGCTGGTGACCACCCTCCACCCCAACCCGGCGGTGATCCTGAAAACCCTGGGGTACTCCGAGAAGGAGATCCGGGCGTTTGCGAGGGAATGGCAGTGATTTGAAATCTACGGCAGAATGCCGAAATTGAAAGGAGTTATTTATGGCGTACAAAGTTGGGGATAAGGTGCGGATTGTGAGTGAGCGGCCTGATTCCAAAAATTATGTTGACGGAATGGTACGATTTCTCGGAAAAGAAATCACAATTAGCAAGGTGTGTAAAGAATTCGGCACCGCCTACTACTACAGTGATGATGCAAAGCCGAAGGACCCGATTCAGGAGTGTTTCTGCAAGTGGCTTGGCGTTCCTGGCTACTTTTTCAGGGATGAATGGATTTCCGGCCTTGTGGAGCCTGCGCGGGAACCCTGCACCGTGGAACTCCGCTTTGACGGGATGATTACCACGGCCACGCTGAAACGTGGCGGGCGGGACGTGAAGACCGCAGAAGCCCGGTGCAATCCGAAGGATACCTACAGCAGAGCGGAGGGCGCAAGGGTCGCCGTTGATCGGCTGTTTGAGAAGAAGCGCAAGGAGGACAAGCCGAAGATGTGGGACAAGTTCGTTGTCACGAAAAAGGACGGTAAGTATGGTCATCTCTTCAATACCGGTGAAATCGTAACGTTGATAAAGGTCCTCAAGAACGGAAATTTAAGGCTTGTTAATGAAGCGGGCTTAGTTCAACTGCTTCCCCCGAGCGAGGTTCGCCCCTACAAGGAGAAATCCAAATGACACCCAACGAAACGACCCAGCTTCGCACCATGGCGGATATGAACCGCCGCTTGCGCCGGGAAAATGAGCATTTACGGGAATCCCTTTTGATGGAATCGAAGGAACGTAAGGCGTTTGACGATGAGAACGTGGAGCTTTTCGATGTAGTCCACCGAAATCATGCGGTCAGGGGGTGAGGATATGGCAAGCAGGAATAAACCCGTGGATGCCCGGTGGGAGCCGGTGCCGGAGAACCGGAAGCCGTTCAGTATCAGGGAATGTGTTTTCCGGGTTTGCCCCTATGCGGGGCTGAATCTGGTGCTTTTCTGGTGGCAGCAGGCCGGTTTGCTGGCAGACAAGGCGGCAGTTCCCGCAATGTGGGTGTGCGCTATCCTGATGGGTGCCGGTATCGGGCGTTGCATCAGAGGGCGATAAAAAGCCGCCCCCGATGTTACAGCACCGGGGACGGCAAGCGATATAAAAATCTCTTCCATTTACACAGTATATCAAATAAAGAAAGGAAAGTCAATGGACGTTTTTGATAGCATAGAGCCGTGGCGACAGGCTGAACAGTTGGCGGCGGATGCCGACTTTCGGGAAGCGGCACTCCCGAAGTGTGCTAGGTGCGGATATCCCATCACAGACAGCAAATTGGTATATATCCCGGCGCATGATGAGTTCTACTGCCTGGATTGCATCGATTCCATGACGGAGTTCAACGAGGAAGCGGAGGTGGAGGAATGATACGGAAAATTCCAACCGCGACCATGAGCAAAGAGGAATGGACAGCGCTGCGCGCTACCACCATTGGTGGTTCGGATGCCGCCGCCATTCTTGGGCTGAACCCCTACAAGTCACCGTATGCCCTTTGGGCGGAGAAAACCGGGAAGGTCATCCCGGAGGATATTTCCCAGAAAGAGGCGGTACGCCTTGGCACGGACTTGGAGGAATACGTAGCAAAGCGGTTCACAGAAGCTACAGGGAAAAAGGTGCGCCGGGAGAACTACACCGTATTCCGGGACGATATGCCCTACGCCCACGCCAACTACGACCGGCTGGTCATCGGTGAACGGGCAGGATTAGAGATCAAGACCACGAATGCGCTCCACTTGAGCAAATTCAAGAACGGCGAGTTCCCGGCTACTTACTACGCGCAATGCTGCCATTACCTTCTTGTGTCCGGCCTTGATCGCTGGTATCTGGCGGTTCTGGTTCTGGGCATTGACTTCAAGGTATTCGTCATCGAGCGAGACGAGGCAGAGCTGGAAGCCCTGAAAGCGGCGGAGGAAAACTTCTGGGAGAACGTTCAGAGCGAAACACCCCCGGCCATTGACGGCATGGATTCCACCATTGACGCCCTGAACGCAGAGTTCCCGACCAGCGATCCGGACACCGAAATGGACCTGACCGGTTGCGCCGTTGATTTGGTGATCATGGACGAATGCCGCCAGCAGATCAAGGCGCTGGAAGAAAAGAAAGCCGCCGCTCAGGCGCGTATCATGAAGACCATGGGAACCGCCGAGCGGGGCGGATACGGGAGTTACAGCGTCACATGGAAGACGCAGAAACGCTCCACGTTCGATAGAAAGAAGTGGGAGAAAGACCATGGAGAAATCCCACAGGACTATTTCAAATCTTCGGAAAGCAGAACTTTCCGGTTCAAAAAGGAGAATATTTAATGGCAAACATGATTCAGAACGCCACCGCTTCCACGCAGGCGGTAGCAAAAAGCAAGAAACCCAGCAGCATTCAGGACTACATTGAGGTTATGAAGCCCGCCATTCAGGCGGCACTTCCCAGCGTGATGACCCCGGAGCGGTTCAGCCGCATTACCCTGTCTGCACTGAGCGCCAACCCGAAGCTCAAGGAATGCACCCCTCAGTCTTTCCTTGGCGCTATGATGACCGCCGCACAGTTGGGCTTGGAGCCGAATACCCCTCTTGGGCAGGCTTACCTGATTCCTTTCCGCAACCACGGACGGATGGAGTGCCAGTTCCAGCTTGGCTATAAGGGCTTGATCGACTTGGCGTACCGCTCTGGCGAAGTCTCCATTATCCAGGCGCACACCGTGTACGAAAATGACGATTTCCAATATGAGCTTGGCCTTGACCCCACACTTCGGCACGTCCCTGCCAGAAGTAACCGTGGAAAGCCTATTTTTTACTATGCAATTTTCAAAACAAAAACTGGTGGATATGGCTTCCAGGTGATGAGCATTGAAGATGTAAACACCCATGCCAAGCAGTATTCCAAAAGCTACAGCAACGGCCCGTGGCAGACCAATTTTGACGAAATGGCGAAGAAAACCGTGCTGAAAAAGGTGCTGAAATACGCCCCCTTAAAGTCCGATTTTGCAAGAGGCATCGCTCAGGACAACACTATCAAGACAGAAATTGCCGCCGACATGGCAGAAATCCCCGATGTGACGGACTACATTGATGTGGATGCAGAGACAGGCGAAGTCATCCCACAGGAGGCCGCAAATGCTTAACCAAATCAGCGTGCAGGGAAGAATCGTCCGAGACCCGGAGCTTCGCCGCACTGCTTCCGGAAAGGCTGTGACCAGCTTCACGCTGGCCTGTGACCGGGATTTCAAGAATCAGCAGACCGGCGAGAAGGAAGTTGACTTTATTGAATGTGTCGCATGGGGCGGCACCGCCGAAATGGTGGAGAAGTACTTCCATAAAGGCCAGATGGCCGTAGCGACCGGCAGATTACAGTTGCGGGACTGGACGGACAAGAACGGCCAGAAGCGCCGCACGGCGGAGATTCTTGTAAACAACATCTATTTCTGCGGCAGCAAGGAAAGCGGCACTCAGGCCAGCTCTGGGGCTGACAACGGATACAGCACACCGGCGTATCAGGCTCCCGCCCCTGCGGCGAACTTCGTAGAGTTGGAAGGAGAGGACGAGCGATTGCCGTTCTAGTCCGGAAAAATCAATCTTTCCTCAAAAAGATTAACAGTATAGTTTGTATTTTCCCTTGGCGGTGGGAGGGAAACCGCCAACTCCAAAGGAAGGCGCGAAAACGTGACGATTGAATTTACGATTCCCGGCGTTCCGCAAGGGAAGGAGCGCCCCCGCTTCACCCAGAACGGTGAGACATACACCCCAAAGAAAACGAAGGACTATGAAAAGCTGGTGGCATGGGCATACCAGTGCGAAGCCCACGGGGCAAAGTTCACCGGTGCTATCCGGGTTGACATTGCGGCGATCTACCCCGTTCCCCATTCGTGGAGCAAGCGCAAGCAGGCCGAAGCGATTGACAATCGGGTTCTCCCCATGGTGAAACCCGACTGGGACAACATAGGCAAGATTGTGTGTGATGCCCTGAACGGTATCGCCTACAAGGATGATGCAGCTATCACAGACGCCACAGTCTGCAAGCGGTACGGCACCCGCCCATGCGTGGCGGTTCGCCTCACCGGAGAGGAGGCACCCCGTGACACAGTGTGAGATGGAAGATGAAGTAAGAAGCCAATTCACTTTTTACCGCTCGTTTTTTGAAGCGGTTTTCAAGATAAAAAGTAAGGCCGCAAAGGCAGAAGCCTATGACGCTATTTGCAAATACGCTCTGTTTAACGATGCTCCGGACGTAGACAAAATGTCTGACGCCGCCGCCATTGCCTTTATGCTTATCAAGCCGAATCTGGACGCAAGCAGGCGGAAAGCAAAATCCGGGAAAAAAGGAGGAGACACCAAGCAAATAGCAAGCAAAGTGGAAGCAAATAGCAAGCAAAGCGGAAGCAAAGTGGAAGCAAACGATAAGCAAGAGCAACCCGCAAGCGAGATAGAGAAGGAGAAAGAGAGAGAGAAAGAGAACGAATGTTATCCCCCTAACCCCCTTGCGGGGGGAAGCGAAAAGAAAAAGCGATTCACCCCGCCTACGGTGGAGCAGGTGGCGGAGTATTGCCAGGAAAAGGGATACCACATTGACCCGGAAGCCTTTGTAGCGTTCTATGCGTCGAAAGGCTGGATGGTTGGCAAAAGCCCCATGAAGGATTGGAAGTCCGCCGTTGTCACCTGGACGAAGAGTGAAAGGCAGAGAATAGGCAACGCAAATACCCGCAGCGGCTACACCAGCGGCGTTGACCGTCTGGCGGAGATGTACAGGGAGGAATTTGGGAATGGATAAACAGGAAGCGTACCAGATTCTCACGCTTTTACAGGCAAATTATCCCGATTCTTTTCGGGGAATGTCCAAAGAGGCGGCAAACGTGAAAGTCAATCTTTGGGCGGATATGTTCTCCGAGGAGCCATTTGAGGCCGTTGCCGCTGCTGCAAAAGCGTACATAGCGACGGATACCGGCGGCTTTATGCCCACCATCGGGAAGCTGAAAGATATGCTCCATCGGATGCAGTCGCCCCAGCAGATGACCCAGATGGAGGCATGGGGGCTGGTTGCCGGTGCGCTGAGAAACAGCGTATACGGCGCAGATGACGAGTTCCGGAAACTGCCGCAGGCGGTACAGCGGACGGTGGGAAGCCCCGCCCAGCTCAAGGAATGGGCGCTGATGGACGCAGAAACGGTGCAGTCCGTGGTTGCATCGAATTTCCAGAGATCCTTCCAAGTGTGCCAGAAGCGGGAGGACGATTACCAGAAGCTCCCCGGAGCGGTAAAGAGCTTTATCGCCGAGTTGGCCGGGAAGATGGAATTTGAAAAGCTACCGGAAGGCGGTGGAGTATGAAAAACGAAGTAGACGGGGGGAAGGAAAGCCCCTTTTGCAGAAACTGCACGCGGGACGATTGCCCCACCAATGGGGACGGCTGCAAGGCGTGGGAAGAATATTTCGTAGCGAATTGGAACGAAAACATCATGAAATCAATTGGAACCAACAAAAAACAACGCCAATTTTTCCGGTACGAACACCCGGATTTGGTGAGAGAGGGGATTGTTTTTGAGCATGAGCAAAGCGAAAATGTACGGCTGTTTCAAGCCAGCGACGCGGAATTGCACCCCGCCCAGGTGGGGGAAAGTCCCTCGGTGGAATAAAGGAAGACAGAAAGGAAATGGGAAATGAGCAACGTTGTAGAACAGCTTACGCCAAACCCCGTAACCCACGAGCATGGAGAAAATGGGTGTTGCAAAAACCCAAGGGCATGGGAAATGGAAATGATGCACCAGGTATGGGCCGCCGGGCTCCATGATGCCGCCAATTGCTTTCAGGATGCGCTTGAAGCAAAGTGGAAGATTGAATCTCAGCAAAAGGCGAAGCCGAAAACAAACAGTGACAGAATCCGAGCTATGACGGACGAGGAATTAGCAAAAATCCTTAACGGCGGATTCCCTCAGGGAGGAGGATGCCCTCCGGGAGGAGCAAAGTGCAACGGGCGCTGCGGGCTCTGCTGGCTCGACTGGCTCCGCTCTCCGGTGGAGGCGACGGAATGAAAGTTCTGATAGCCTGCGAGGAATCGCAAACCGTGTGCAAGGCTTTCCGGGCGCGGGGGCATGAGGCATATTCCTGCGATATCCAGGAGCCGTCCGGCGGGAAACCTGAATGGCACATTTTGGGTGACGCTCTGGAAGCCATCAAGGGCGGCACAATCGTCACCATGGACGGGCAGACGCATGATGTTGGGAAGTGGGATTTGCTGATAGCACATCCGCCGTGTACATATTTGACGAACGCCGGGGCTGTAAGAATGCGGAGAAACGGCGAAATCGTCCCGGAACGATATCACTTGGCAATGGAAGCAAAAGCGTTTTTCATGGAATTTTATAACGCCGATATTCCCATGATTGCGGTGGAAAATCCAACGCCTATGAAAATTGTTGAATTGCCGCCATATACACAGGCAATACAGCCTTACGAGCATGGCCACCCCTACAGTAAGCGGACTTGCTTGTGGCTGAAAGGGTTGCCAAAACTTTACCCGACGCAAATCGTTACCAATCACGAACCGTATGTAAATGGTGGATGCAAGGACGCTCACGGGAACTACCGCAGATTCCAGGGCAGAAAAGAACGAGATCAGAAAACTCGTTCAAAGACCTTCCCCGGAATTGGAAAAGCTATGGCGGAACAGTGGGGTGTCCTACCATGCGAATAGTGGGCAGGAGCTGCTGAATCTAGAAAGGATGCTGGATAAATGGCCAAGAAACGATTTGTAAAGCTGCTCATGTCGAAAGGCGTTAAGCGGAACAATGCAAACAGGATTGCGCAAGAGTTCCGGAAAGGGTCTTTGCCCTATGAATTTGCATGGATAGCTTTGGAGTGGAGATTTTTGGGAGAATGAAAACAAGCGATAAGCCCGGGGCAACCCGGGCGGGAAGGAGAAAACATGGATGAAATCAAATTGAAGCCCTGCCCGTTTTGCGGGGGTAACGTTAGCATTATTCTGTGCGATGACGAAGGAAATCTGCGTGATGAGGCATATAGAGAACATCCCTATAGTGGGCTTGGCTTTAAGCTTCACCACGCTCACGAGGAAAACCCGGAATGCCCGATCGCAAGGTATGAGTGCGATGGCGGGATTTTGGGCGGTGTGTATACTTACGACACGGAAGAACAAGCTGCTGAAGCATGGAACCGGAGGGCTGACAATGGCTAACGCGGTACTTATCAGCATCCGCCCGGAGTGGGTGGAGAAGATTGCCAACGAGGAAAAGACAATCGAGGTTCGCAAGACAAAGCCGCATTTGGAAACGCCTTTCAAGTGCTATATATACTGCACAAACACAAGGCCGTTCCTTGTGTGGGGTGATGTTTTCCGGGGCGCTTGGGTTACGGAGTTTACCCGTCTTTCGGGGTATGGCAGAGCAGAAGCAGATAGAACATGGGACGTTTTCAACGGGCATGTTGCCGGGGAATTTGTATGTGACTGGGTTGAAACCATCAAGGCGGCAACAGAACCGTATGGAATCTACGATGTGGGTGATTACTTTGTGGCGCAGACTAGGCTTGTGGACGGTGCTTTGTGGGACTACGGAAAAGGTGCAACACTGTACGGCTGGCACATTTCTAAGTTGGAAATCTACGATACGCCGAAACCGCTGAGCAAATTCAAGGGGTTGCGGAAAACGAAATTTGGATATGCGCCTGTTGAAATCAAACGCCCGCCCCAGAGTTGGTGCTATGTGGAGGAACAGTAATGGCCTTACGTAAACTTGCTCTGATGCACCGTTTTTTTGGCGTTTTGGATGGGCATACGTGCCGGGAGTGTAGCAACTTCATAAAGGGCAAGTATCACGATAAAGTGCTTTGCAAATGCAAAGTATACGGGCTTACCCATAGTAAAGCGACGGACTGGGCGGGACGATGGATGGCTTGTGGGGCATTCAATCGGGCAATAAGCCGCCAGCCCCTTGAGAGAGAAGTCGTCCCGGAACGGAAGCGGAAAGAGGCCGACAATACGCCCATTGATGGGCAGATTAGTTTGGAGGAATTGAAATGAGTGATTACATAAGCCGGGAAGCGGCGCAAAAAGCCTTTGAAAATACAGATGCGGATGTATGTGAAAGCTACCCGGACGGAGCCTGCGATTGGGGCTTTGGGATGAAAAACATTCAGGAAGTGATAGATGGAATTCCCGCCGCCGACGTGGAGCCGGTGCGGCATGGGAACTGGAATATCCGGCTTGCAGATGAAATGACCCTCTGCCTGGAATGCTCCATCTGCGGGCGCAAGGTAGACAATATCGACTTGCACCACCTGCTGGAAGCCGGAGAATACGGCGAGGCTTGCCGGAGATATCCGTATTGCCATTGCGGTGCAAAAATGCGTTTGGAGGAGTAATCATGGATTTGTTTATGAAAACATCAATTTTTGGAGCTGCGTTAGCGGACGTTTACAAAGATGAGGAAGATCGTGAGCTACCGGCACTCCCAAAGATGTATTTGGGCGGCGATTTCACGGAGGATTTAACCGCTATGCTGTTCGCAATGCGCGTTGTTGCGGGGCGAATTACCCATAACAATTGGGATATTTTGGAATTTACACACGTTTTGAACACGCTCGCTGTTCAGCACCTCTTGGAGGATAAGGAGGATAAGGGCGATGACGATTGACCGAGCAATTGAAATTCTTGACCCGGGACACCGGGAGCATTACGACGGCATGGACGAGGTGAACGAAGCCTGCCGAATGGGCATGGAGGCGTTGGAACGGGGGAGAAATGCCGTCCCCGTGGTAAGGTGCCGGGACTGCATTGCATTTGAGGAAATAGGCAAGCACCCCACCAACAAAGGAGGAACGCCATTTGGGTATTGCTATCATTGGCAATATGAGCAGGGCATGTCCCCTAACGAGGTAGACGGCGATGATTTTTGCAGTTATGGGGAGCGAAAGGAGGATGAAAATGGAAGAACTTAACGGCTACACCCCACCTGCCAGCTTGAATTTAAGCGACTTTCAGGATGCTATCGGCGATGCCGTAGTACAGGCGATTATAAAAATTGGTATCCGGGTGAATCGGGAAGAACTTCTGAAAGCTCTGAAATATGATAGGGGGCAGTACAAGGCGGGGTATGATGCTGGTTTCGCAGACGGGTTCATTGAAACGCTCCACATAGTTCGGTGCAAAGACTGTATCCACCGGCAGGGGGACGAAAACCCTATGTGTATGCTGCATACCGAGCCTTACCCAAATGTCAGAGGCTACAAGGGCGAGGCTGTTTGCGTGGAAATGAACGACTTTTGCAGCTACGGAGAAAGGAGAAAATCGAATGAAAATCACACTTGATATTCCCGATGGTATGGGCTGCAGTTTCCTGAACGGCGTAGTGGAAACACGCAGCGGGCTGACGATGGTGACCTATGCACTGGATAGCGACGATCTGCACGATGGGGCAGAAATCAAACTGCCACGGGAGGCACAACAGCAATGAGCAAGAAGCCGGACTATCTCACCCTGTGCTCCATAGCCGCCCAGAAGGCTGGGACGAGATACGGGAAGTACATGGCAATGCACGGATACCACCCGCCGATTCAGGCCGATGTGGAGGACGTGGAAGCCCCGCAGGGCATTTCCAAAATCTGCCCACAGTGCGGGAAGGAATTTACGCAGGGCAAGATCAAGCAGAAAATCTATTGCAGTTTGGAGTGCCAAAAAGCCCACGCTCAGAGAGCCGCCAAAAGGAGATACCGTGACAGGAAAGCGGAAAGAGGTGGCACGATGTGAATATTGCGCTTAACGCTGATTGCATGGAAATCATGCGGGAGTATCCGGATAAATATTTCGACTTGGCTGTAGTCGATCCGCCGTATGGAAGCGGGGGGGGGGAGTTCGTCAGCGGCACCCGCTTCGGTGGACGCTTTGACAGGTACCTGCAAGATTGCCCGGACGGGAGGAAAGTGGGCGGCAAAGTTCGGAAAAAAATCACGAGCTGGGACTATGCCCCCGGCGAGGACTATTTCAATGAGCTTTTCCGGGTGAGCAAGGAGCAAATCATATGGGGCGGGAACTATTTCCAGCTCCCACCCAACAGATGCTTTTTGGTCTGGCTGAAAACAAATATACCGGAAAACTTTTCTATGGCAATGGCGGAATATGCTTGGTGCAGTTTCAACGATAACGCGAAAGTTATCAAAATGTCATCTGCGGGCATAGCGGGCAGATTTCACCCAACTCAAAAGCCGGAAGAATTATACCGATGGATATACGCCCACTACACGAAGCCGGGATTCAAGATTCTGGATACTCATCTTGGTAGCGGTAGCTCCCGGCGGGCGGCGTATGATTTCGATCTGGATTTTGTAGGAACGGAAATTGACAAGGAATATTTTGAAAAACAGGAGGCGGTGTGGGCAGAATATACAGCACAGCAGCGGATTATCCTGTGATGGAAACGGGGCGGTAATGTGGAGTACAGGGACGGCAGGAAGTATTGCGTCGGGTGCCGGTATTTCTTCGGATATTGCGAAGGCAGCCGGTGCTGCAATTACATATTCGTCAGCGGGGAAAAGCGGCCTTTCCCGCCTGGGAAGGATTGCACCGAAAGGAGGGAGAAAACGGAGAACAGGAGACAGAATTTAATATTATAGCTTTATCCCTGTATAGTATATATTAAATATAATCTTATATCTTGTGTGTATTGTGTATATCTATACAGAGATTTAATAAGATATGCAAGGAGGAACGGAATGAACTGGAAGTATGAGGCCATTGAAAAGCTAAAGGAATACAGTGCAAAGGCACAGTCCCTGAAAAGCATTCCCGAAGAAATGGCGCGGCTGGAATCCGCTATGCAGAGTATCCGAAGCGCCACGGCTGACGGTACGCCGTTAAGCGGCGGTGGTTCCGGCCGGGAAGATGCGATGCTATCGAATATCGTTCACCGTGAGGAACTGGCGCGGTCACTCGAACAGGCGAGAAAATGGGTGTCGCTTGTGGATTCCGGGCTTGAATCGCTTAGCGTCGATGAAAAGAAGATACTGAGCAAATTCTACATAAGCCCGGCTAGAGGCAACGTCGATGCCCTGTGTGAAGAACTCGGAGTTGAAAAAGCTCAGGTTTACCGCCGCCGGGATTCAGCACTACGACATTTCACGCTATGCCTGTATGGGCAGACTGAAAGCTGAAAAATGAGAAAAAAATGAGACGATTTTTCGGTTTGAATGTGCTATACTGGTAAAAAAGAAAAAGCGCAAGAGGCTTGGGATTGTTCCTGAGCCTCTTTTTGCATGGCGCGGAAGATAACGAGTTGGGCGCTCTCTCCCCAACAGAAGGCCGTTTGAATCGGCCTCGCGCCAATTATTTTGCATGAGAGGTGGTGCTATGGCTGCAAGGATTACAGATCGGAAGAAAAAAAGAATAATCGCCGACTGGATAGAAATGCAGTCGTACAGCGCCGTTGCAAAAAAGCATGGCGTAACTCACCAGACTGTGAAAAGGATTGTCAGCGCTTCACCGGATATCGCCCAAAAAGTGCAGCAAAAAAAAGAAGAGAATACCGCCGACATGATGGCGTACATGGAATCACAAAAAAAGGCGATGCAAGAAGCAATCACCTTGCATCTGAAAGCGCTCACAGATCCCGAAAAGATTTCAGCCGCAACATTAAGCCAGATTGCAACATCTTTCGGGATTATTGTCGATAAGGCCACAAGAAACACGGCAAGCGGCAATGATAGTCTCAATAAGCTGGATGGGCTAATTAAGGAGTTTAGAGATGCTATTAAGCCCGAAACAGATTGAATTTGCAAGGTATGGGAATCACCGATGGAATTTCAAGGGCGGCGCGACCCGAAGCGGGAAAACATATCTTGATTTCAAATGGATTATTCCCATGCGGATTCGAGAACGAGCCGGGAAAGATGGGCTTTCCGTTATTTTGGGCGTTACAAAATCCACAATAGAGCGAAATGTGCTAGAGCCTATGCGGAATCTGTACGGTGATAAACTTGTTGGGGCGATTTCCAGCGATAATACAGCATGGATTTTTGGCGAGAAGTGTTATTGCCTTGGCGCGGAAAAAGTGTCTCAGGTATCGAAGATTCGCGGCGCGTCTATCAAGTATTGCTACGGCGACGAGGTCGCGGACTGGTCGGAGGAAGTTTTTGCCCTCCTGAAAAGCCGGCTTGATAAGGAGTATTCCTGCTTCGATGGCACATACAATCCACAGTATCCCAACCACTGGCTAAAGAGATTCCTTGATAGTGATGCCGATATTTTCAGCCAAGAATACACAATAGACGATAATCCATTTTTACCCCCCACTTTTGTTGAAAATCTGAAAAAAGAATATGCCGGAACGGTGTTCTATGATAGGTACATTCTGGGGAAATGGACGCTGGCAGAGGGGCTTGTATACGATTTTTCCGAAGCGAATATCACGGATGAAGTGCCGGAATTCGCGGATTATTACATAAGCATCGACTACGGCACCCTGAATCCGTTTTCATGCGGATTGTGGGCTGTGAATGGCAATAAGGCGGTAAGAATCAAAGAGTATTACTACGATGGAAGAGCCAACTATAAGCAGCTCACAGACGAGGAATATTGCGACGCTGTGGAGGACCTGACGGACGGATACGAAATCAAGAGGGCAGTTATTGATCCTTCGGCGGCTTCTTTCATTACCGCCCTGAAACGCCGTGGATTCCGCGTCCAGCAGGCGGACAACGCCGTTCTTGACGGCATTCGGCGCACGGCGGTATATCTCAAGAACGGGAATATAAAAATTCACCGCTCCTGCACGGACGCTATTCGTGAGTTCGGGCTTTACCGGTGGGACGATAAGAAAACGGAGGACGCGGTAGTGAAAGATAACGATCACGCTATGGATGATATCAGGTACTTTTGCAACACCATCATGAAATACAAGGTGGAGAAGAAAAACAAGATTTCACCCGCCGCTGCGTCGCTGTTGTGATTTTGCGAGATTTCTGCTATTGGAGAAAATTCATGAAAATTTATCAAGATTTGGAAGAAGCCATTGCAAAGGGAACTACCGGAAAATTCATACGTGATGCAGTGCGGGAGCACCAGAGCAGCAAGGCGTACAAAGACGCCGCTGACGGTATGGCGTACTATAATAAGCACAATATCACCATTGAGAAATTCCAGAAGTTCCTTTTCACCTTATCCGGGAACAAAACTCCTGATATTTGGAGCAGCGACTACCGGCTTAAAACGCTAGCGTTTCGGCGGCTGGTGACGCAGGAAGTGGGCTATATTTGCGCTAATGGCGTAAGCATGGACGAAAAGGAAAAGCTTGGCGCGGACTTTGACAATAAGCTGCAAACGGCGGCAAAATTGGCGCTGGCGCAGGGCGTTTCCTACGGCTATTGGAATCTCGATCATCTGGAAGTGTTTTCATTCGCCGATACTCCCGGAAATCCGGGATTTGTTCCGCTGCTGGACGAAAAAACATCGGAGCTTATGGCCGGTATTCGGTATTGGTTCCGTGAGACTGGCCGAAAAACTGTTTTCCGGGCTACGCTTTACGAGTTGGACGGCGTGAGCGAATGGAGCGCCGAGGGAAGCGACGACGCGCAGCCCATGGCCGAGAAACGCGCGTATATCCACAAGGAGCTGAGGAACGATCTGGGCGTTGTGGATGTGTGCGACGAGAACTACACCCGCCTGCCTATTGCGGTACTGTATGGCAACGATACCCACGAAAGCGAACTCGTTGGGTTGCGTGGCTCCATAGACTGCTATGATTTCATCAAATCCGGGTTTGCCAACCAAATTGACGATACGAGCGGAATTTACTGGATTCTGCACAATACCGGCGCTATGGACGATACGGATTTGGCACAGTTCATTCAGAGAATGAAGAGCGTAAAGGCGAATGTGGTAGATAGTTCCGCTGAAACGGCTGCAGAAGCCCACACCCTTGACGTTCCCGTAGAAGCCCGAAAAACCATGCTGGATATTTTACGCCGCGACCTGTACGAAGACGCCCAGATGCTTGATGTGACGGCTCTGGCGGGGGCTGAGAAGACGGCTACAGAGATTTCGGCGGCGTACCAGCCGCAGGACAATAAATGCGCCGATTTCGAGTATTTCTTGATAGATTTCATTCGGCAGATTTGCGCAGTGGCCGGCATCGGCAATCCACAGCCGGAATTTACGTGGAACAAGGTAATAAACCGCACCGAGGAAACAAATATGGTGCTTTCGGCGGCTGCGTTCCTTGATGAAGAAACGGTTCTGAAACACCTCCCGTTTCTTTTGCCGGAGGAAGTGCCGGAAATCCTGAAAAGGAAAGCGGACGCTGACATAAATACGGTTTACGGCGGTGATGAGGATGGCCAGACCGAATGAAGCCGATAGAGGAACCGATAGGGCGCTTGCCGACTTGGAGCGCCGCATTAACTCCGTATATTCTAAAGCGGCTAAAGATCTGCAAGAGGAAATAGACGCTTTTTTCAAGCATTTCGCCGATCAGGATAAGAAGATGCAGGACTTGATAGGCCAGAAGCGCAACGGTAAGGAGTGGACTGAAAAGGACTACCAACAATGGCGGCTGAACCAGATGGGGCGCGGGGCACGGTTGGAAGCGCTCCGGGACAAGCTGGCCAAACGTGCGACGGAAGCAAAAGAGGTGGCGCTTGCCTATGTGAACGACGCTACGCCTGGAGTCTACTCCCTGAATCGAAATTACACCGCTTACACCATCGAGAGCGTTCACCCGAGCGCGGATTTTACGCTTTTTGACGAGCAGACCGTAAAGCGCTTAATTGTGGAGCAACCGGACGTAATGCCATACTACCCCGAAAGGCTTGCGCTAAAGCGGGGCATTGATTTGGCTTTTGGCAAGCAGCAGATTACAGCAAGCGTTACAGGCTCCATATTGCAAGGCAGAAGCATCAAGCAGATATCCGATGATTTGCAGTCCAGAATCGTCACAATGAGCCGTGTAAGCGCCATTCGAGCGGCAAGAACGGCAGTTACCGCCGCACAGAATGCCGGTAGAATGGACAGCTACGCCGCCGCTGACGAAATGTGGGGCATTAAATCCAAGAAAAAGTGGGTAGCCACAAAGGATTTGCGCACCCGCCACGATCACGGTATGGCAGACAATCAGATTGTGGACTACGATCAGCCGTTCGATGTCGGCGGCTATAAGATGATGTTCCCCGGTGATGGCTCGTTGGGAGCGCCTGGGCATGAGCTGTATAATTGCCGCTGCACGGTGGTGAATGCCACGGACGATGATCTGGAAGCAGAACCCCACATGATGCGCGTGAAGAATCCCGAAACTGGGGAATATGAGCTTATCAAGAAAAAATCGTACAAAGAATGGTACGACGAGAAGAAAGCGCAGTATCCCCCAGAAAAATGGGCGGGCATGGTAAAAGCTGGCAAGAACTATCAGGCCGACCAACGGCAATATGCTGATTTTGTAAATGTTTTGGGAAATAAAGCCCCGAAAACGTTTGCAAAATTCCAAGATTTGAAGTATAATGATATTGATGGGTGGGAGACGCTCAAAACAACGAAACGGCAGACCGATGTTGTAAAGAATGCTGAGTGTATAACTACTCCGAAGAAATACACGGGATATTTCCTGAAAGATGGGGCAAAGCACGCCGACCAGTTCTTCGATGTTGGCTACACAGCAGATAATCCGCTTAAGCTGCGATACGATATGGCAAGGCAGTTTGATATGAGCAAAGCTGTGGAGTTCAAGGAATTGGGCGGCGGAGCAACTCAATTTAACATCTACATGGAGTTGGGAGTTACAAAGAAGCGGTCTTTTGTTACGGGGTGGATACAAGATACGCCGGATAGCAAACCGAGAATTGTAACCAGTTTTAGAAAGAATCGAGGTGGGGAAGCATGATTAAAGAATACGACCATGTAAAAGTCCTCAAGACAGGCGACACAGGAATTGTCGTCGATGTTCGTGATACTGGTGGCATTTTCTACCTTGTAGAACTGGACAAAAACAACGAACTATTGGACTGCAAGAGGGAAGATATAGAAAAGCTTGGCAATTAGAATATGGCAAGGACTGAAAGCACTGTGCAAAATGCATGGTGCTTTTTCTATGCCCAAATCTTCCAACCAGATAAAAAAGAAGCGAGCTGGAATCCCCGCTTGTGGCGGATTATGCGTATGCGCCGCCACGAACCGCACAAGACCGGCTCTGGAAGAAGCAGAAAAGGAGGGGGAAATGAGCATTACCTTTGTGGATAACTCTGACGAAATCCTCCGCGCACTTGGTGAAGCGTGTGAGCGCGGCTTATTTCGGTGTGGCGAAAAAGCCGTTGAATACGCAAAGGATTTATGCCCAGTTGATACTGGGAATTTGCGCAACAGCATTACACATACCGTGGAGGATGGGAAGAGAGCCATTGTTGGAACGCCTACCGAATACGCCATTTACCAGGAAATGGGAACGGGCAAATACGCCGAGGGAGGCGGAGGCCGTCCCACTCCGTGGAAATACCAGGACGCGCATGGGATTTGGCATTGGACAGCTGGCAATCGGGCACACCCGTTTATTAAGCCGTCAATCGCCGATCATCAGGGAACGTACAAGAATATTCTGAAAGACGAACTCAGCAAAGGAGGTTGACGTGGCGTGGATACCAGAAAAATTAACATTCTTGGAGCTGAGTACACGCTTTCCGTTTGCGGCGAAGATGAAGATTCACGGCTGGCAGAATGTGATGGGTTTTGCGACGAAACCAGCAAAGAACTGGTTGTGGATAGCTATAGCAAGCACGTCGGCGACCAAACTTGTAAGAAAAACTTACAAGTTCAGATTAGAAAGAACAAGCGGCATGAGATTATCCATGCTTTCCTCTTTGAAAGCGGCCTTGCGGAAAACTCCGAATGGGCACAAAACGAGGAAATGGTAGATTTTTTCGCTATCCAGTTTCCCAAACTTATGGAAGCGTTCAAAAACGCTGACGCGATTTGAGGGGCGATACAGTACGTAGATTTTGCGTGCTGTTTGGCTCCTTTTTGTTTATTTCGGTAAAACCCGCGAAGTATAGCGGCTTTTATATCACAGTCGTCCCCGAAGAATAGGGGCGAAGAAAGGAAGACTGAAACAATGGCATTAACTCGCAAACTTTTGAAGGGGATGGGGCTTACCGACGAACAGGTGGACACCATCATTGAAGCACACACCGATACCGTGGACGGCCTGAAAGCCGATATCGGGAGGTACAAGGCAGACGCTGAGAAACTTCCTGGCATTCAAAAGGAATTGGATGATCTGAAAAAGGAAGACGCTGACGGCGGCTACAAGGCCAAGTACGAGAAGGAAAAGAAAGACTTTCAGGATTTCAAAGACGGAGTTGCCGCTAAGGAGAGCGCCGCCGCAAAGGAAAAGGCTGCACGGGCGTACTTCCAGAGCAAGGGCATTCCCGCTGAGAGCATGGGGCTGGTTATCCGTGGAGCCAAAGCTGAAATTGATGGCCTGAAACTGGACGGCGAAAGTATCAAAGATACCGCCGCACTGGATGGGCTGCTTTCCGGCGATTACAAGGGCTTGATAGGTAAGACTACCACAACCGGCACCCAAACACAGACCCCGCCTGACACCTCTGGTGGCGCAAAGAGCCGCGCTGAAATCTACAAAAAGGACGATAAAGGCCGGTATATTTTGTCCACCGCTGAGAGACAGGCCGCGCTTGCTGAAAGCATGGCAAGCGAAAACAAATAACTTTTTTGAAAGGAGCTGTACAAATGGCAGCAAAAGAAAACGTAACGATTTCCACACAGTTCACCACGTCCGCGCGAGAGGTGGACTTTGTAACCCGGTTCAACGATAACTGGGACGCACTGCGCACCATTCTTGGCATTATGCGGCCTATCCGCAAGGCGCCCGGCACGAAACTGGTATCCTACAAGGCAGAGGTAGACGGCGATTTGCAGGGCGGCGCCACCGTAGCGGAAGGCGACGAGATCCCCTTCACCAAGATGAAGGTTTCTCCCGTCACCTATGGCGATATCGAGGTGGCCAAGTACGCAAAGAGCGTTACTATCGAGAGCGTGGCCAAATACGGCGCAGAGGTCGCCGTAGAGAAGACGGACGACGCTTTCCTGGTTGCCCTGCAGAACAAGGTTTTGGGTGACTTCTACACGTTCCTGGCTACCGGCTCTCTGGCGCTGACCCCCAAGACCTGGCAGCTGGCGCTCGCGCAGGCCAAGGGCAAGGTGCTTGCGAAGTTCATGGGCATGGACAAGGACGTGACCGAGGTCGTTGGTTTTGCCAACATCATGGATTTCTACGACTACCTGGGCGATAAGGAGATTACCACCCAGACCATGTTTGGCCTTACCTATGTCCAGAACTTCCTGGGCTACAACACCCTTTTCCTCCTGCCTGACAAGTACGTAGCCGCCGGTAAGGTGATTGCAACCCCCGTTGAGAACATCGATCTGTACTACGTTGACCCGAGCGACAGCGACTTTGCCAAGCTGGGGCTGAATTACACCGTGAAGGGCGAAACGAACCTGATCGGCGTACATGTCGAGGGCGACTACTCCCGGGCTACCGGCGATATGTACGCCATCATGGGCATGAAACTGTGGGCGGAGTACCTGGACGGCATCGCCGTTGCCACTGTTACCCCGGCGGGGGGTTAAGGGCGGCTCTGACAGCTGACAAAACCGCACCGGAGACCGTGGACTTTGACGGAATGACGAAAGCGCAGCTTTTGGAGTACGCCAAAGAAAACGGTATTTCCGGGGTCAGCGCCGCAATGAACAAAGCGGACATTCTGACAGTTGTAAAGAGCCGGTAAAGGAGGGAATCACATGGGACATGCGGTAAGCCTGTATGAGCTGCTTGTGTACCTGCGTAATTTCTTCCCAGGCTTGCACTGGCAGTTTACCGGGGAGGAAATCACCGGGAACCGGATCGTTATTCCCGGCCTTGAAACCGGCGATTTCTACCTGATCGAAGGAAGCCGGAGAAATAACGGGATTCACGTGTACGGTGATGCTGATTTGCGGAACGAAACTTATACCGGAATCGTTACGGAAATCTGCGTACCGCCGGAGGTGCTGGCGATTCTGGAAGAAATCAACACATGGCAGGAGAAGAACGCTGAGGCCGTACAAAGCCCGTATCAAAGCGAATCTTTCGGCGGCTACTCGTATACAAAGGCAAGCAGTTCGTCCGGCTCCGGCGAAAGCACGAGCTGGAGAACGGTGTTTGCGCCGCGCTTGCGGCAATGGAGGAAGATATGAGTTTGCTTGACTACTACCTGAATAACACGTGCGCACTGATGGAAAAGAAGCGCACCCCGGATGGTGAGGGCGGCTGGGCAACGGAATGGGCACAGGGCGCGGAGTTTGACGCGGCCATTATTCTGGATACCTCCATGCAATCCAGAATCGCGGAGAAGGAGGGCGTTACCAGCGTGTACACCATTACCACCCGCCGCGCGAACCCGCTTTCTTTCCATGATGTATTCAAGCGGCTTTCCGATGGCGCAATTTTCCGGGTGACGAGCAACGGGAGCGATAAGGAAGCGCCCACGGTCGGCACTTTGGATATGTGCCAAGTTACCGCCGAGAAATGGGAGCTGACAAAATGACGGCAACAGAAGCGCTCTACAAGTTTTTTTCCGGCTTTAATCTCCCCGCGTATCCGGATACAGCGGTACCGAGCGACACCGTAATGCCCTACCTTACCTATTCCGTCTCCGTCGGCGGGTGGGGCGATATGGCAAACTCGCTGACGGTAAAACTGTGGTATCACACGGAGAAAGAGGCAGAGCCGAACGCCAAGGCAGAGGAAATTTCCCGCGCGATAGGACGTGGAGGCATTCAGCTGCCTTGTGATACCGGCACAGTTTGGCTTATGCGCGGTGAGCCGTGGTGCATCAATTCTACATTTGAGTCAGATCAATCCATCAAATTGCGGCAACTGAACGTTGCCGCAATTTTCAATACCATATAGGAGGAAATCAATGAAATTTACACAGATTCCGCAGGATACCTTTAAGGAGCTTGTGCTGAATGCCGGTGTTCTGCTTTCGGCCTTTTCGCCCGATACGGCGGAAGTCGCCGACGGCACTATTATTGGCGCTACCAGCGGCGGATTGACCTTCGCGGCAACGCCCAGCTTCTCCGATTTCGGCGAAGATATTGACAACTGCCCGAAAAACACGAAGGAGTTGAAACGGCTGGAAAGCTGGGAGGTGAAGCTTAGCGGCACTTTCGTGTCTGTGAACGCCACTAACGCAAAATCGATGGTGGCCGCCGCTGATGAAGCCGCCGGGAAAATCACGCCCAGAAACGATATTGCCACCGAGGATTTCAAGGACATCTGGCTTGTGGCCGACTACTCCGACAAAAACGGAGCGAAAAAGGGCGGCTATCTGGCCATCCATATGCTGAACGGCCTTTCTACTGGCGGTTTCCAGCTGAAAACCGGCGACAAGAGCAAAGGCCAGTTCGCGTTCGAGTTCACCGGCCATTATTCCATCACAGCGCAGGATACGCCGCCTTTTGAGATTTACGTGAAAGCCGGAGAGGCCGAATCCGCTACGATGTAGGAGGCTAAGCATGAGAAAATTATCTCAACTTGGCACGGACGAGTGCCTGGACGTGCTGTGCGAGATCACCCCGCACATTGTGAATCTCGTTTCTGATGAGGAAATCATGAACGCCATTGGCAAGCCGGTGGACAAGAAAAACTCCACAAAAGTCGGCGTTATGCTGATTGGGGCGCAGAGGATTACCACCGTTGTTCCGTTGCTGCTGAAAACGCACCGCGCCGACATTTATGCTATTTTGTCCATCATGGGCGAAAAGAGCATTGAGGAAGTGGCCGCGCAGAGTACCATGGCGACGCTTTGGCAGATCAAGGAGCTTTCCAACGATAAGGAACTGCTGAGTTTTTTCAAATCGTGGGGGCGTGGGGAGCAGAGCGAATAATCAGCGCACTGTGCGCCCTCCCCAGAGTACGGGCGAGGGCGTACCTCTCCATTCTTCCCATGGAGTTGAAAAAGCAATGTGAACGCGAAATTCTTCGGCGCTACGTTACCGACGGTATCCAGATGATAACGCAAAACACGGCGGGGTGTGACAAGCGATTGTATCTATCTATCGGATACGAGGATATCATCAATCCGAAGCCGGTGGAAAACCGGTCTGCGGAGGATATCGTGGCGGATGTGATGAAAAATGCTGGGCTGAAACTGGTGACGAAAGGCGGTGGGCAGGATGGCGGCTAATGTATTTGAGCTGTTTGCGACGATCTCGCTGGATACAGATGAATATGAGCGTAAACTAAAGGATTCTGAAAACAAAACAAGCACATTCGCCGACGTTCTGAAAGCCAACCTTGCCAGTGGCGCGATTATCGCCGGAGTAAAGAAGCTTGCAGGGGTAGTTGCAGACGTTGGCAAAGCGGCCTACACCAGTTATGCGCGGTATGAGCAGTTAGCCGGTGGCGCACAGCTGATGTTTGGCGACGCTTACGATTTTGTGGCGGAGAAAGCGAGAAACGCCTACGAGACCGTGCAGATGAGTCAGAACGACTATTTGCAGCAGGTGAATGGATTTGCTACCGGCCTGAAAACCGCCCTTGGCGGCAATGTGCAGGCCGCCGCCGAACTTGCCGACAAAGTTATCACCGCCGAGGCCGACGTTGTGGCGGCAACCGGGAACACCCAAGAAGCCGTACAGAATGCCTTTAACGGCATTATGAAATCCAACTTCACGATGCTGGATAATTTGCAGCTAGGTATTACCCCCACAAAAGAGGGGTTCCAGCAGCTGATTGATAAGGTGAACGAGTGGAATGCGGAAAACGGCGAAGCCACTGCCTATACCATTGACAATCTGGCTGACTGTCAGGCCGCGCTTGTGGATTATATCGAAATGCAGGGGCTTGCGGGGTATGCGGCAAATGAAGCGGCGGGCACCATCGAGGGTTCCACGGCATCCATGAAAGCAGCAGGGCAAAATCTGGCTACCGGCATGGCCGACAGCAGCGCCGACATGGAAGAACTTACCAAGGACTTTGTGGACAGCGTATTTACAGCCGGAAAGAACATTATACCCCGTGTACAGCAAATTGTTACCGGCGTTGGAACTGCCACGGCAGAAGCTATTTCGTATCTCCGGGAAACGAATGGCGCTATTGATCTTCTCGTCACGGCGTTTGAGTTCGCGGCCACAGCGGCAACCGTTGCCGGTACTGCGATCGGGGTAAATATGGCCGGAAAAGCCATTGCAAATATCGCCACGATATTCACGGCAAATGCTTCGGCACTTGCGTTCTTCACAGCGGAAAGCGGAAAAGCGGCCGTTGCAGAAGCCACACTGAATGGCGTATTTTCCGTCAGTGAAATAGCCGTTGGCGTACTCACCGGCCAGATTTCCCTTGCGACTGCGGCGCAGTATGCATGGAATACGGCTATAAACGCGAACCCCATTGGCTTGATTGCCGCTGCTGTTGCGGCTCTGGCGATTGGCATCGGCAAGGCAACCAAGGCACACAAGGCGTTCGTCAAAGAGTTAGCCGGAGAGCCGCAGACGGTAGAAGAAGCACGCGCAAAGGTAGAAGAGCTTGAGCAGCAGTACGAGGAAGCTTCAAAAGCCAGGTTGGAAATGTTTACGTCCGATGCTGGTTTCAGCGGCGACACCGTCGAGATGGAGAGATTATCCGAAGCCATAAAGCAGGCGAAGCAGAATCTTGCCGATTTGGAAGCGCAGGAGCAGGCCGCCGCCGAGGAAGCGGCAAAGCCCGCAAATGTGATAAAGGCTGCTTCTGAGGAATATGCGGCCGCCGCACAGTCCATTTTGGAGGATTACCAGAATACCTATACCACCATCTATAACGGGCTGCATGATGTGGGATCTGCATTTACTTCCCAAATAGAAATTGCAAAAATGTCATGGGACGATTTCATGGGTAATCTTAAAGGGAATACCGAAGTCCTTCAGCAGATCGATGAAGATTTTGCATTTGTTTCCGAAAAAGCAGACCTTGCAGGCATTAGCGTTGACGGACTTTCTCAATATCTCGCGTCCATGAGTACGGGGGAACAGGCTGGATTCCTTGCAGGGCTACGTGATGAACTAGAAGATATGTCCGGCGGCACCGAGGGGCTAAGCAAAAAACTTGCGGAGCTTATGGATAATGTTTCTGCATATGAGGCCGCAGGAACCGAAACTTCTGATGGATTGGCGTTGGCGGTGGAGAATGTGAACGCTCGTATGCAGGAAGCTGCAGACAGCTACGTGGAAAAGGTCGGCGATCTTGACCAGGAGGCGGCGGCTACAGAGGCGGCAACCAATACCATGAGTGGACTGGTTGCCGGTATCGACAGCAGCACGCCGGGAGTTCTGGCCAAGCTGGATTCCCTTGCTTCCCAGATGAAATCACGGCTGACAAATAGCTTTGCCAACTACACGCTCACGATAAAGGCCAATATCAAAGGGAGCAACGTTCCCGGGGCGAAGAGCGGCCTTGATTATGTACCATACGATGATTACCTGGTGCGCCTCCATAAGGGGGAAAAAGTTCTCACCGCCGAGGAAGCGCGAGCGTATAGGGCTGAAGAATCTGCGGGTGCGTCCGGCGGGGCAGACTACGACGGCGCGGGGTTTTCTGGCGGTTCGCGTGGTGTGACGATCATCCAGAATATCCAGTCCGTCGCGCAAACGCCTGTCGAGCTGGCAGCGGCTACAGAAGCGTATTTCACACAAGCGAGGTGGACGATTTGACGAACTTCAACAATTTAAGCAAGTTGTTCCGCTACGTGAACGAAAACGGGGATAGCGTTACCTTTGATTATGCCGGAGGATATCTTATCAATAAGCCAACGGGCATTGATACGGTAACGGTAGCCCTGTCCCAGGCGAAGGGCATTAACCAGACGGGCGCGACGATTCAGAGCAAAAACGTTCAGCCCCGGCCTGTAAATGTCAACGGGTATCTGGTGGGGGACGGGCAAGCAGCGAATAAAGAAAAGCTGCTTTCCGTCATCCGCCCCGATATCTCCGGAAAGCTATATGCGGATGATTACTATCTGAATGTTTGGCCTACGGCGACACCCAACATTGAGGCGAAACAATGGGGCGCGCAGTTCCAGTTTTCTCTTTTGGCGGCGTATCCGTATTGGTGCAAGGACGATTCCGCAGCGGTAACGTTGTCCGGCATTCAAAAGCTATTCAAATTCCCGTGGAACATTTCAAGGCCGTATCGTTTCGGCCAGCTGTTTGAAGCGAAATTTATCAATGTGGAGAATCGCGGTCAGGTTCCCGTCCCGTTTACTGCTACTCTTTCGGCAAGCGGTGATGTGGAGAATCCCAAAATCACCAACGCCGCGACTGGAAAATTTCTGCTGATAAATAAAACTATCGTCAGCGGGGAGCGGCTGATTGTAGAGATCACGCACGATCGGACAACTGTAACGTCATCCGTCGACGGAGATTGCCGGGGCGCGTTGAGCCTGAAAAGCACTTTGTTTCAGCTGGAAGTTGGGGATAATGTGTTGAAGCCGGAAGCGACAAGCGGACTTGCGAATTTGCAGGTTGATATTGATTTCGCAACGGAGATCGTGGGGATTGCGCTATGAGCTTTGAAATCTATAAAGAGGACTTTTCCACTAGATACGAAATCCGGCACGCAATCAGCGTTATCATGAATATTTACTACAACGACATCGGAAAGCTGATACTGGTTGCGCCGGTAAGCGACTACAATATTAACGTGTTGAAAGTCGGCAATCTCCTGTATGATACGAGCAGAAACGTAACATTTGTGATAGAAAACACAAAGATTGACACGACCACGAACCGCATAACTGCGAATGGATACACCGCAAACTGGCTTTTGAATAAGCGAATCATTGCATCGGAATACCACATGACAACTATCGAGACGGGCGTGTACAAGCTGATAAGCGATAATCTCCGGGGAATGACAAGGATTCAAGTTGCACAGGCAACCGGGATGACCGAGAAAACGGACAATGTTTTCATTGGCGGGAATTTGCTGGATGAAATTATCCCGTTTCTTGAAGAAAAAGGCATAGGCCACACAATGGATTGGAATCCCGACGATATGACGCACACTTTCCGCCTTTACAAGGGGCGCGACCTGACGGCTGGCATTCACGCTATTGTCTTTTCGGAGGAACAGGGAAGCGCAAAAGACCTTGTAATTAACGACGACGATTCAACCCTTTGCAATGTGGCCTATGTGCAAGGAAGCCTTAGCGGCACAGACAACACTTTTGTTGAGATTGTTGGTGACGTCACCGGGGACAATCGCCGGGAAGTTTGGTTTAAGACAGCCGTTCGGCAGGAAAATGACGAATCTGCGGCCGATTGCAAAGCCCGTGCGCGTGCTTATGGACAAATGGAGCTGGGAAAGCGAATCCGGCGAAAATCCTTTTCTGTATCCATCGACCCGGAAGATCTGGGCAAGTATTACGCTCTGGGGGACATTGTATCGTGCGTATCTGCCCGGTTCGGGGTATCGTTCAGCGCCCGGATTACGGGCATTAAGTACACCTTGGACAGCAACAAAGCCCGGACAGAAGTTATCCTGGGCGACCCTATTCTTACAGCATTGGGGGCAATGAAACTAAATGGCTAATATCAAAAGTTTCCCGAATAACCAAGATACATACATAGGCGCAGGAGACGTTATGCGCTGGCATCATGGCCGCACATCCGGCGTTTTTGCCGCTGGCAGTAATGCCTCCGTGCAGGCGCTTTCCACGCCGGGAATGGCGGTGGAAGTCTCAGACGGCACCGGATGGATGGCAAATTCCGGCAGAAACGGCATTGTATGGTGGATTGATAGTGAATCCATTGATGGTGCCAAATTGCAGCTTGCCGTTGACGCGGCAGACGGCGTTCTGAATCGGATTGATCGCGTAATCGTGGAGTGGAAAACCACAAACTACGTGGACTATCCGGAAGTGAAAATCTTGGAAGGCGCAAAATCCGGGAAGGCAGCAGCCCCGGCGCTGACAAACAACAGCACAATCCGGCAGATCAGCCTTGCACGGATTTCCGTTGCGGCCGGTACAACCGCTATCACCGCTTCCATGATTACGGATGAGCGGCTAGACGCTTCGGTGTGTGGGCTTGTGACGGAAAAGGTGGGCATTGATACCAGCACAATGCAGAGCCAGTTTTCCACGCTCCTGCAAGAAACGCAGGCGCAAGTAAAAGATGTGCTTGATGATACCACGGCACAAGCCACATCGGTTCTGGATTCCATCAACCGGGAGCTGGCAGACCTGGAAGCCGGTACGGCGGTGGAGCTGAAAAAGCTCCTGTTCACGAACATCAGCGTGCCGGTATCCGCGTTTGTGGCTGATTCTACATATCAGGATTATCCATTCCGCGCGGCGATCGCGCTGACGGGGGTGCTGGATACCATGATTCCGGAGGTGGTTCTTGCCGTGGCAGACGCAATTGACGGCAATTTTGCCCCTGTTGCGGCTACCTATAACGGCGGCGTGTATCTGTATGCCGCAAGCGCCCCGGAATCGGCAATTACAATTCCCACCATTATTTGCTGGAAAGGCGGTGTAAGCGCATGATCGGCAGAGTTAATACCGGGGGCGGCACAGGCGGCACTCTTACCGTCACAGCTCCGGCGAACGTCACCGTGACTGTTTCCAAGGACGGCAAGGCAAAGACCAAGAACTCCGGCACCAGCGGCGTGGTGGTCTTCAAGGGGCTTGCAAGCGGGACGTGGACTGTTACCATCACCGGTGACGGCAAGACCGCCCAAAAGAATGTTGTGGTCACAACCGATTATTCAACCGTGATTGCATTTTTCGCAGCTACTATCAACATCACCTATCCTGCCGGTTCGACCTGTACTTGCTCTGACGGCACAACGACTCTATCCGCCCCTGATACTAGCGGTACATGGGCTTGCATTGTGCCGAACACCGGGACGTGGACGGTGACCTCCACAAGCGGGACGGAGACCGACAGCAAGGCTGTGACTATCACTACGGATGGTCAGAGCACCTCTGTGGAGCTGAGCTATGCGCTGTTCCTGTTCAAGCCAAATGCCCCGAGCGACATTATAGCCGGTGAGTGGGAAATGCCTGGGAACAGCACTGTAACCGCAGAAGCAGAATTGGCGGTTAAGTCGGTAAATAACTACAACGGCGGCAGACTCATTTCTGTACGTACAAAAGGCCAAATTGACCTGACAGAGTATAGCACGCTTCAAGCGACGTGCAAAGCGTCGGGCGGCTCCGATACAAAATTGGAGGTGTACAGTGGTTCGTCCGTAGTTGCTTCGACAGCAATCGGTACCGATCTAACCACGGTAACGGTTGACATATCTGCCCTGTCCGGGCTCCACAGTATCGGTTTTGCCGGTAACCATACCGCGTATTTGGCGATTACGTACACCGCGACGGAAATAAAATTGATGAAATAGGAGGGCGGCGCATGAAAACGATTTACATAGATTCCAGTTTTAAGTGTCACACCTCCACCGCCGAGGGGCTGACCACAATCGAGACAGACGCATTCGATGGTAAGTGCGACGCTTACATCGAGGGCTACCGCTTCATCCCGGCAGGGCAGACATGGACACGTGCTGATGGCGTGGTGTTTACCGGTGAGATGATTGCCCCGTGGAAGCCGTGGGCAGAGTTGGACACCGCCCAACGGGAGTATGAGCGGGAGCAGTATCAGGCTCTCGCTGCTCAGAACGCCGAGTACGAAGCCGCCTTGTCTGAAATTGAAACCGCGCTGGGGGTGAATAACACATGATGACCATAGAAGAACGCAAAAACGCCATTCTTGCGAAAATCATGGAAATAAAATCCAGCGGTGGTGAGGAACAGCTGAAAGAGCTGGATGAAGCCTACAAGAAAGGGGTTGACAGTCTGTGA